ATTTAATGAACTCTACCATAGGGTATGGTCATTTATGTAGAAAGGATGAAGTATGGATAAAAGATAAAAAATATTCTCGTAAAACACTTGAAAAAGTTTTTGAATATGATTTTAATAAAGCTGTTGAACAAACTAATTCTTTACTAAAATCAAAATTAAATGTTACTAAAGATACCTTTAACAAGGATGCGTATTTTGTGCTAATAGAAATGATATTCCAGCTTGGAATTGGCAATGTAAAAAAATTTAAGAGAATGATTTCTGCCCTTGATAACCAAAATTGGCGATTGGCATCAAAAGAAATGTTATCTTCCCGATGGGCAAATCAAACTCCACAAAGAGCTTATAAATTAAGCGAAACTATGTCGAACATATCAGCATGAAATATAGGGGAGGAACATAATGGAATATCATGCAAATCCTCATTGTTGGCGATTCACATATAGACGATAATCAAAATTTAGATAGATTTACTGCTCTTGGTAATTTTATTATAGATAAACAACCCGAATACATCGTTTCTATAGGCGATTTTATTACCCTTAATTGCCTTTCTGCATGGGATAGGGATAATCGGGCCACTCTAGAGAATAAACGATACTACAAGGAGATTTTAGCGGGAAATAAGGCAATGGATTTGCTGGAATATCCTTTATATAAATACAATAAAGAAAAAAGAAGGGGAAAATATAATCCTCAAAAATATTATCTTATGGGAAACCATGAAGATAGATTAACAAGATACCTTATTAAAGATCCTACTTTTGAAAAACAAGTAAGTATTGAATCAAATTTGAATCTCAAAAAAAGGGGATGGTGTGTTGTACCATATAAATCTAATATTGATATTTATGGTATATCATTTACTCATATTCCCATTGGAGGAAATGGTAGCCCAATTTCAGGAATGAATGTATGTAGGAAGGCTCTCAATCTATACTCTAATTCGATCATATTTGGCCATACACATCAATTTAATGTCGAGAATATGTTTAGGCATGGGGTAAAGAATTTAATACAAGCATTGAATGTAGGATGTTTTTTTGAACATACCGATCCTTATGTAGAAGGGGCGGTAACACACTATTGGAGGGGTATAATTATGTTAAATTGTGTAAAAAAAGGCCAATTCGATCTTGAAACTATTTCTCTTCCTTCTTTGAAGAAATTATATCTTTGACTTTTTCTAGATATATCACGGCATCCATCAATTCTTCTTGTGCGTGAGAAATCCAAGAAAATAGAGATTTTTTTGATGTTTCCATAGTATTTCTATACTTTAATATGCCTTTTTCTGACCTAGAAGCCATACGATTGAGTATTCTTTGAACAACTTTGTCTTTTGTGTAGGCAAAGGGGCGGTATAACTGCCCCTTGCCCTTACCTTTATCATCCATGATTAAAATGAAACTCCCATAAAGTAATCACAAAAGCTATTAACGGAGCAGTAATGTTGGCATCGTACATCCCTCCCTTTACGCAAGACAATTTTACAGCCTTTGCCTTCCACAAGTCCTTCATTTTTTAGATACTGTAGAGCTAACTCTTTCGTATCTAGAACCCGTTTTGCTTTTTTAATACCATCTTTATAAATAGCCCACTTATCAATACTTGCCCACCTTTCAGTAGGGGTACATAAAGGCAAACTCTTTGATCTCTCTGCATCTTGATGAAACTTAATCCTAGTTTTTATGTAAGATTCTTGCTCATCGGGTGTCCACCTTCTAATAGGAATCATCACAACTTGATCTTTTGGATAGTTATTACTTTTTTCAACTCCGTGCATAGACCAATCTCTAGCAATAGCTAGGATGTTCAAGGATCTAACCTTAATCTCCTTATTGTGCATTGTTAATTTAGTTTGATTTTTACGACAAAGAAAATCAAGAACATTTAATTGGTTTTCCCAATCAGCCTTTCCTTCTTCCAATGCTCGTATAATTTGCCAAACAGATGTAACTTTAAAATCAATCAACTGACCTTCATGAGTGAGAAGATCAAACTGACCACTTAATGTCCATTCATTAGTAATGTCATTATCCCTATAAAATAGTCTTTTTTCAGCAATATCCTTATGACCTCTCTTTGATCGCTGAAGAACATGATGAACATTAGTGCCTAAAAGAGCAAAAATTTGATCGGAAACATCCTTTTCTAATAAATCCCAATTTCTCATCTCCAACACCCTAATTCTAGGCGGTTGAATGATCCTTGTAACTGTAATGTTAGAACCTTTCGGTTGATAAGGATCATTAATAACCGCCCTTACAATAGAAGCGGGAAGATTATTTCTATTAGTGTACTTCATTAGAATGGTATATGATCTAGATCATCATCTCCACCCGCAGATTCCGTTCCGTTATCTTCCTTCTCAATGCCCTCAAATTCCTTCGCCCTTAAAATTATATTCCTAATTCCTTCGGACAACTGATTAAAGGCTTCCTTCTTGCCGTTCTGATAATCATCAACAGAAAATGATAGGGAAGGGGTAATTTGTTCGGCTATTTCCGTACCTTTTGGCAAAGGCATAAGAGAACCGACTTTACTCTTTCCGTTATTTCCCTCAATAACATTCAGCATACAAGGTACACCGAGAAGTTTTGTAATGTCAAAGCCTTGCTTTTCCTTTTCAGTAAAGGCACGGCCTCTCCAAGATGTTAAATCTATCCCTAAATTAGACTTTTCGTGAAGAGATAGAGTATAAAATTTACTTATCGTTAATGGTTCAGTAGTATCTTCTTTCAATTCTGAAGGTAATTCCCAAATTACTAGAATTTGCCTTCTCCAACTGATTTCCCCATTAAAGTTTGATTGTTGCGTACCAAGATCAACTACCTTGATGCAACGGGCATTATAAGTACCAGCTTCAACTTGCTTGAAGCCACTATTACCGCCCCCACTAGCTATTATGCTTGTCATATTTTACTCCAATTTTAACTAAAGTTAATCAATATACAAAGGCAATAGACAAATCAAGTATTTTGTTGATAAAAGTTAATCTAAATGGTAATAAAACTTTGTGGAAAAGAAAACATTGGCTGAAACAAGGCGAGATGAAATAGTATCTAAATATGGTGGTAGAAACCTTGCTAGGATACTAGGTATATCCCATCCCGCAGTTTCAAAATGGAAGATCATTCCACCATTAAGGGCTTTTCAGATAGCAAACTTGGGGGATTACAAAATGGAGTATATTCGCCCAGATTACAAATTTTCGCCTTTAGTTTAGGCGAGTTGAGAACGGGGATAAAATTTATATAAGATTTCCTCTTTTAAAATTCCCCGTTTTCCAACAATCTGTTATGGCATTGCCATAGCATTGCCATAGCATTGCTAGAAATTCGCTATGCGATTTTATCCCCTTCTACTTCACCTTCACCTTCACCTTCTATTTCACCTTCATACAAGATAACACTAGACAGCCCTCTCAACTTTTGGTAAGAAAAACATAAATTAACTTTTGTTAAGAAAGGAAATCTTATGTATGTTGATAAACTTGAAATTATTTCGGTAGGAACAAAATACATTAAAAACAAGGAAAAGAAAAACCAAGTGATAAATCATCATTGCTGTGATGATGGTATTCTTTTAAAGAAAATTTTACCACTTATAGAGGCTTATGATGATGCACATCACGAAACACACAGCAATGTAACAATAACTGTTGAATTTAAAACCGAATGAGAAGATCAAAATTTGACGAACAAAGCCCCGCTTACCAATTTTACGCAAGTGATTGGATTAGTGATCCCAGAAGGTTGAAAATGCCTTTGGAATCGCAAGGGGCTTATATCCTTCTTCATAGCCATTGTTGGATCAGTAGGCTTATTGAGTTTGATTTTGAGATTATGTCCAAAATGTGTAATTGCCGATTAGAGAAGATACAGAAGATATGGCCTACAATAGAATTTATGTTTGAAAAGAAAATAATCAGTAACAAGGAATTTCTTATTTGCATTGAGGCGGAAGATGAGAGGCGGGAACAAGCCTTGAATAGAAAAAAAAGATCTGTTGCGGGTAAAAAGGGGGCTGAAGCCCTATGGAATAAGAGGAAAGAATAATGAAAGATAAAGAATATATAAGAAGATTAAGGCAAATAGGATGGAGAAATAATTTTCCACCCAAAGTAACGGAAGAACAAATAGAAAAAGTAAGACAATCTGCTTGTGAAACTTGGAGTGCTATTAGTTATTCTGTAAAGCATTATCCAAACAATCTTTATGCATTTACGATACTTGATGACAATTTAAAACCATTGTTTCCAAAATATAGGAAAAACAAATGAACATTATAGATAGTTTAATAAATTTTTATGAAGATATACTTGTTTTAATTAAACCAAAAAAACCGAGTTTAGTTTGGTTGAACATAATGAATGGGGAAGGAATAATAGGATATAAATGGTATGACAAAAATCAAGCATACAATAAAAAACATTGGAATTACTAAATGAGTAAAAAAGAAGAAGATCAAACCATTGGCTCTGCTTTGGGAATTGAAACTAATAAGCATTGCGAAATATTTTTAAATGGATTTGGGAATACTCATAGCTTTCAAACTTTTGATGATAAAGGCATAAATAGGTCATTGATAAGGCAATTTCACGGAACTTTTAAAGAGCATAAGGATATTCTTGCTGACTTAAATAGAAGAGGGGCGGGAATATTTTTTACAGTTAATCAAACGGACTTGAGGGGGAGAACGACACAAAATGTGAACAAAGTTAGAGCAGTATTCATTGATCTAGATGGTTCGGCATTACCTAAAAGAATGGTGTTAGAGCCTCAATTTATTTTAGAAACTAGCCCCAAGAAATATCATTGTTATTGGTTGGTGGATGATATGCCGTTACAAACATTTCCATTATACCAAATAGCATTGGCGGAAAAGTTTGATAGTGATCCAAAAGTCAAGGACTTGCCTAGAGTAATGAGGGTGGCGGGATTTAATCATCATAAAAAAGAGCCATTTCCCGTAAAATTAATACAAGTATCTTTAATGGATGCTTATAAGATGGAAGAGATTAAAAATGCCTTTGATTTAAAAAGGCCAATGATAAGGAATACTCAAACAAATTATACTCCTTCTATGTATAATGGAAAATATACGGGAACTTTACGATACGGGATGTCAGAAGGGGATCGTCATTCAGCATTGGTTAAAATGCTTATTGCTATTAGAATGAGGGGCGAAACTTTTGAATATGCCAAGAATGAGGCAATACAGTTTGCTAGAGGATGTAATCCGCCTGAAAACGAAAATGAGGTTTTGTTTCAGTTAAGCGACATTTGGAAAAGATATGGAACTACGGGATTATCAAGTTAAGGGCATAGAAGATCTGCGGTATTGGATCAAGGCGGGTAAGAGAAAACTGCTGTTGGTTTCCCCTACGGGTTCGGGAAAGACTGTTATCGCATCCTCTATGATAGAAAAGGCGGTAGAAAAGGGAAATTCTTGCTTGTTTGTGGCTCATAGACGGGAATTAGTGATGCAATGCTCTAGAAAACTGTCTGATTTTGACATTGGACATGGAATCATTATGGCGGGTAAAAGCCCCAACAATATGACGAATGTTCAAGTTGCCTCAATTCAAACCTTTGCTAGAAGAAGGGAACGGGATGATTTTATGAAACCTCTTGCTGATATAATTATTCTTGATGAAGCTCATCGTAGTGTTACAGATTGTTTCAAGCATATGATTGATGATTATCCAAAGGCCATTATCATAGGATTAACAGCAACACCTTGCAGAAATGACGGAAGAGGACTTGGAAATTTATATGAGGAATTGGTTGAATGTGGCAATATTAGGACACTAACAAGGCAAGGCCATCTTGTTCCCAATAGGATTGTAGCCCCCACTATTCCCGATTTGCAAGGGATTAAAATGATGGCGGGGGATTATGATAAATCAGATTTAAACAAAAGAATGAATAGGGTTAAATTGATAGGCGATATTGTTACCCATTGGATAAAATACGGGGAAGATAGAACTACTGTTTGTTTTGCTACATCTATAGCCCACTCAAAGCATATTGCATCAATTTTTAATGATAACGGGGTTAAAGCGGGGCATATAGACGGAGAAATGCCCGAAACTGAACGAGAAGAGCAATTAGAATTGTTGAATGATGGCAAAATTAAGGTTTTATCTAACTGTATGGTTCTAACGGAAGGTTGGGATCAGCCGAAGGTATCTTGCATCATTGTGGCAAGACCAACAAAATCATATCCATTATACCTTCAAATGATCGGCAGAACTTTAAGGCCTTACGAGGCAAAACTGAATACATTAATCATTGACCACTCTGGTTGTGTCTATGAACACGGATTCCCAGAGGATGTGCCTAATTGGGAATTGAAATCGGGTAGTAGAAAAAGAAGGAATAGAAAAAAAGAACCGATTGAAATTGAAAAACAGCCAATCACTTGTTTAGAATGTCATACTGTTTATGATCCTAGAGAAGATGGGATAGAATGTCCTAACTGTAATTGGATTCCTACAAAGAAGGCAAAGATTGTTTTAATCAAGCAAGGCAGATTAGTAGAAATGCCTAAAATTAAGCCTAGCACTACCGATAAAGGCAATTTTTATGCCCAATTATTGTATTACTGCAAACAAAAAGGTTACAAGGAAGGTTGGGCTAGTCATAAATTCAAGGAAAAGTTTGGTCATTTTCCTCATTCCAAGCAAGTTATTCCCGTAGCTACGGGTAAAGAGGTAATGAATTGGATTATGCACTTGAATATCAAGATGGCTAGATCAAAGAAATTTAACAATGTGAGGGTAAATGTTTGATGACATATTAGAACAGAAGATGCATAAATTGAGGCAAATTGGAGATAAACACGCAAAATATAGAAAAATAAGGGTTTATTTGCAGAACTATAGAAAAATCCTTTTAGCAACACTTATGAAGGAAAAAATGTTAAACTCCAATACGGGCAAGATGGAAACTGCTGTTGCTCAAGATAGGGAAGCAAGGGCTGATCCAAGATATAAAAACTGTATAAGAAGATGGGCTATGGCGGAAGAACAAGAATTAAAATATGCTTGGGAAAAGAAAATGTTTGAAATGAAATTTGACGAATGGAAAACGGGAATGATTAATCAGACTATTGAGGCTAAAAAATATGGTGTATAATATTTATACCGCTAGGGTTGTTCGACAGCCCGAAGGCATCAGCATATCCCCTAGCGGTCTATGGCCAAGAAATTAACAGTAAAGTATCAATTTGATAAATTCCAAGTTTGGTGGGAAGATGCAACATCCCATAATGAATGGGCTGAAATTGAAGAAGCCAAAAAGAATACACCTTCAATCTGTTTCACGGAAGGTTTCCTTCTAACTAAAAATTCCAAATGGCATACTTTCTTTATGTCAATAACGGGGGATGAGATAGGCGAACAAATGATAATCCCGACAAAGAACATCAAGAAAATTAAAAAGATAGACACCATAAAATTTTACAAGCAAGACTTTGAATATGATAATTATTAAATGCCATCCAAAAAAGAAAAAGACCATATGGAAAGGATCGCATCCTTTGGCTGTATTATTTGTCATCTACTTGGTTATGAGGAATCACCAACGGAACTACACCATATCCAAGAGGGTAGGATGGGCAAAAGATCTTCCCATTTTAAAGTCATTCCTCTTTGCCCGAAACACCACAGAATAGGAAAAGAATCCTATCACTATTCCCCCAAGAATTTTAAGGAAAAATGGGGAACTCAAGAAAAACTATTGGAAAAGGTTTTAACCTATGTTAAGGAAATATAGGGGAATATCGGTGTTGATGCCTTGCTTAATCACAACAGATTATTGAACGAAAGGCAGAATAAGATTAGGCTTCTGCTATACACTTTTTCCCCGCCAATTATATTATGAACGATAAAACAACAAATCAATTTACCCCCGATTGCTATAGTCAATCAAAGCCTAAATCAGAAAAGGTTTTAAAGCACATTAAATGTATGAATTATCAAGAATGTAAGAATATGTTACATAGTGAAGGTAGTCATCATAGGCTTTGTTGGGAATGTGGAAAGAAGGATGTTCCTATTTCACACAAGATAGTTTTTTGATTATTTATTTACTCTTTATCTTTTTCTTTATTTATAATCTGTTTGTGAATAGCTTTTCCTATAATATAAGCTGTTGTATCAAACTCTAATTTACCACTCATAGCTTTGAGGCTGACATCGTTTTTAATTTCTCTTAATTCTTCTTCTGTGATTGTTATTGTATATGTTTTTTCCATACTTATAATAATAGTAAAATTTCTAGAGATTCAACACCTCAACAAAATAAAATGATCCAAATGAAAAAAAATTCAAGTTTATATGTGAATAAAAAACCCCCGCACAAAGCGGGGGCTGAAAAAAGAACTATTAAAAGTAGTATAGTAGAAAATAGATCATAATGCTACAAAGGGATCACATTTTAAAGTGTTCGGGATTTCTGAATTGAAACTCCATATCATCATCTGGTTCAATGCTTTCGCCACATTCCATAGCATTTTGCCTAGCTTCCGTATTATCTTGCTTAAAGATAGCGGGATTATACTTTTTTTTCTTCTCTTCCACGCAATCATCACAAACATAACCGCAAGAACAACCCATATTATCAGTTAAGATATACGGGAATTTTCCGCTATCGCAATTAGGACATTCTTGTAAAGCCATAATTTACTCCATTAAGTTAAAAGGGGCGATAACCATTACCGCCCCCGATAGTTTTATTCTTCTATATCAATTAAATCGTATGATTTAATGAAACAAATAGCTAATATTATTAAAAGCCCATTATTAAGCAATGTGTAATTAAATGGATTATAATCTAAATTTAATAAAACTAACATTATAGTACACATTAGAAGCATAATGATTTTAACTTGTTTCCTCATTTTAACCCCCGTTTTTAAGTTTGTTAATTAACTCACTAGCTTCAGAACGATTAAGACTACGAGTGCCTTTATCATCTTCAATAGTAACATTAATTTTTGCTTTGAGATAACCGCCTTGTACGGCTTTCTCCAAAACCCATAATTGCTTACCCGTAGGATTAGCATCAAGGTTGCTTTCAGATACATTAGGCATAATACCTATCTTTCTCGGCTATCATCATCAGTTTAACTTGCCGAAGGTTAAAGAAGGGGCAAAAATGCCCCTTTTCGAATTATTTGAACCTCGCTAGACTAATATCAAATCTCTTTCTGATCTTAGCCCTTATTGTTTCAATATCTGTTTTATAACTACCATCATTATTAGTTTCGATAATTGAGAATAATAAGATATTGGCTTCTTCAAGTTTAGCCTCGTTAAAAA